GCCGCATGACGATCTCCTGCATGCCTTCGATGCCGTCCTCGTCCACCATCTTCACATAAACATGCAAATACTCGTAGCAGTCGCCGGGATGATCCAGCCTGCTTTGCAGCGCCGCACGAATACCGCGATTCTGCACGCGATTCACCTGCGCCGAAAGGTTGCGCTCCAGAATGGACACATCCATGACCGGAGAAGGCCCTGCTTGCAGCATTGCATCGACAAACTCCGGGTCCCAGTCATCCGTGCGGGCCTTGGCGCGAAGCTCCGGCTCCCCGATTCGGCACACCATCGCCACCCAGGGCGCGTCCCGCACATCGTCACACCACGCCGGATAAATCACATCAATGCCCGGTGTCAGGGCGCGAACGCACGGCCGGCCGGGTTTCTCCACCGGCAGGCGAAACTCCGCCACGCCTTCCGCCCGCATGTCCTTGATGATTTGCTTGATGCGCTTGGCTCCCAGCATGGGGTAACGGCGCGAAATCAGCGCCTCCAACTCCGCCCCACGTCCGCCGCTTTCCAGCGCGTCCATGATCTCGGCTGTGCTTGCTTCGCTGATCAGTGCCGCCGTCTGTTCATCCGGCTCAGCGCCCGTTTCAGCTTGCAGTTGCAGCAGACCTTCACTTGCCAGCAGTTCGGCCAGGTCTTGCTCGGTCAGCGTCTCCCTGCCGGTGGTAAATTCACGTTTCCATGAGGTGTGAATGATCGCATGCCCAAAGAACCGCGTCCATTGCGTGAGGAAATTCATTTCGCGCCACAGTTCGGAGTTAAGCCGCTGTTTCACCTCGTAGTTCAGCAGCGTTTGCACCCGGCCAGCGGCGTCGATGTCGCCCGCTTCCATTGCCATCACCCGCAGGTTGGCGCTGAAGAAGGCCATCATGCAAAGCTGGCTGGTTTCATCCACCGCCGCGTCAATGAGCCGCACACGGGTGTCTGCCGCCCCTTCCCAGGGGAACACCTCCCGCGCATAATTCTTGCCCCACTTGCGCCCGTCCTCGCTTTGGCCGTCCCACAGTGCCAGCATGTTCTCTTCGTTGCTGCGGGCCTGCGCCAGCCATGCCCCGAGGTCGCCCATCTGGTTCTGCACTTGGTCAATGATCTTAACCGTCTCCACGCTGGGTTTCTTCGTGCTCGCGTTCACCGCCTCGTTCTCGAGGTCGTGCAGGCTTTCGTTCTCGGTGTCGGTGTCCATGGGGGCAAATCAGAGCTTGCGCTGATCGTTCACTTCATGTGAAAGACCCAGGAGAACCAGCACGACACGCCGCAGGTATAGCGGCTTTGTCCGCCCCTTCAAGTAAATTCTCGCCTCTGATCCCGGCCCCAGCAGCACCCGCGCCGACTTGATCGGCACGCCCTCTTCCTCCGCAATGTCCTGCACCTGCCACCATTGCAGATACGTTCCCGTGTGTCGCTCCAGTGCCGGTTTCTTTGTGGGTGTCGTGGTCATGGTCGTGTGTGGTTTAAATGCTTAAAAGGGGCCAAAGGTTTGGTTTCTGCGTCTCAGTTCTTCTTCAATCCATGATGAACGGTGTGCATGCCTTGCCCACTTGTCTTGTGCCCACCATGCTACCGCGATAAGCAAGTTGAGCGGTGGCACCACATACAATTCTTGATTCCGCTCGACTGAGTAATAAGCCAAGCACATCCAAATTCGCGGGCGGATGTGCGGGTAAATCCATTCGTAAAACAGTTTCATGGTTATGTGTGGGTTATGCTGCTTTCAAAGCTCCAGCCGCTGCGAGAAGTTGCAGCAGCCGCTTGGTGGTCTTGTTCGGCAAATGGTGCCTGCGGCTATGTCGCTCGATGGCTCGCTTAAACACTCTTAGCCTATTGTCGGTAAAGTATTTCTTCCTTGCGTCTTGAGTCATTGCGCTGCGGCAGCTCCACCATTCTTTCAAATTGGAATCGTCCACTATTCTCTGATCCATGCTGATTTGATTTGACCAAAGTTTCCACTTTTTCATGTGCTTAGCACGGTAGCGGCAAGCCAAGCACATCCCTAGCCGCGTTTTAATTTTGGAACCGTTGTCAACTTGGCCGAATAAATGAATATTTGTTGAACCCCAATCCTCATGCCCAAGCCCTTTAACAACCATAGACCTATAATCATGATTCCCTTCTCCAACATGGTAACCGCCACAGGCCACGCATAAAACGGGTTGATTCATCCACCGAATAGTGACGGGCATTCCCAATTCATTCTGCCATAAATCTGTCAAAGGCGCCAAGTCCCATGTTTTTATAATCTCTACATCAGTTTTTCCAGCCATCCGCTTACGATGGTAAAATATTTGTTGAGGTTTTTCTGACACTTCATCCAACAAAACAGGGTCATACCCAGGGAGAAATTCAAACTGATACTTTTTTGATTCGATATAAGGCCACGGGACCATCATCAGGCGGCGGTAAGTTCGACCTTTAGAAATTGGATGATCGTAAAGATAAGAGCACGGCATCCATTCAAAATCTTCATTAACACAATGAAGCGTGTAATATACAACGGCTTGGAGCCTATTACAGTCCCTAAGCATGCCCCTCGTCACAGTTGGTTCCCATGGTTTCATGCGAGTTGAGTCAGGATTACAGCCAGCTCATGCCGGGTCACTTCGCAGGCCGAGCGAAAGATGACTTTACCATTCTTCACCGTCCAAAGGAGATGCTGACCACTTCGGACAACGGAGTTTTCCTTGCTCTGTGCTTGCTCTTCCAGCCATGCCCGCTGCGCCCCTGCGCTGCGGACATCCTGCGAGTCGAACACCTGCTTGCATTGATGCTTTGTCAGATGGCGCACGTTGACTTGCAACAAATCAAACTTGCCGCCGTGGTTCACGACCAGTTCCACACTGCCATCCATGAGGCGCTTCTGCTCACTGAGGGGCAGGCGTTGCAGATGAAATGCCGCTGGATAGTTCGATGCCAGCAACCTCGGCATGACTTGCTTGCGCCCGATGCGTTCAAACTGGGACAGCAAATTGACATTGAGAAGTTCACTGCTCGCTTGTTGAACAATGTCTTCCAGACTCATGCCTTGCTCGTCCACAAGCTGAACGACAATTTCACCTGCCTTAGTCCATGAATTGATCCCATCTTCAATCAATTTTCCAAGTTCATAGATGCTATTTGTTGCTAACGATTGCGTGTTTGTTTTCATGTGTGTTGTATTTCTGTTTTCCTCCCGCCTTCATGGCGGGAAATTCGTTTCAATAACTCCCGCCCCCCGCATCCTTCATCCAGTCCGGGTCAATGTGCTCCGGGTTCGCGGCCAACAGGATGCGCAAGGCGTCAATCGGGTCTTTCCATGCGCTGCCGCTGCTCCCCGCCACGGCATAGCCAGGGTAATTCTGCAAAGCGCCAATGAGGTTGGTGCAATGCGCGGCGATCCACAGCGCCGGACCGCGTCCCTTCTGCGGGTCAAACTCAATCCAGCCGTTCACCGGATTGATCACGCCGCGCTCACGGTCCCACATGAGCATGCTGTTGATATTTTGCTCCCCGCTCAGCACGTTGTCAGCCGCCGCATTGCCACCGGCCTGGCTGAAATACAGGCGGTTCTCTTCCATCCATTCAATGATGGTTTTGCTTTCTTCCTGTCCTTCCACCTGCGTGTTGGTGGAGCGACTGTCTGAAATGCGGCGGCCATCCAGATTGAGCATGCTTTGCTCCATCGCTCCTTGCATGTCGGTCACGCCCTGCCAGGCCGCCAGCTTAGCCTCGATGCGGCGGATCTCCGCCGCACGGAATCCGTATCCGCACGGCCATTGCTTCTGCGCGTTGCCCTTGATGCCCAGCCCGTTCTTGCCACCGGCCACCGCCCATTCGCAATCTTCCCCCGTGTAAAGCGCCGCGCCCGGCACACTCACGATGTCGTTTGTCTGCGGATACTCGTGTGCAATGAGGATGTCACCCGGCCACATTTTGCCCCAGGCTTGGCCCAACACGAAGGCCCACAGTTGGAACCACGCACGGCCGCCGCTGGCGTTCGGGTCTTGGCTCATCCACCATGTTCCCATCTCGGCTGGTGGCAACCACTGCGGCACCGGCCGCACATGCACCTGCGGGTTGAAGTTTGGGAACGGCGAATCCGCCGTGCCTTCGGCGATGCCGTAGCACTTCCACAGCTTCTTGCTGCGCGGGCTGCCCATCTCAGCCTTCTTCATGCCCTCCCAGTTCCCGCCTAGCGGATTCTGCCAGGCATAGATCCACATAAACCGGCGTGTGGGAATCTTGCAATGCACCACGCACGGCAGCTTTTCACCGCCCAGCAGATTGCCGTCCGCATCAAAACGCGGCAGCAGTTCAGGATCGGCCTCAATCTCCTTCATCGTCGTGGCTCCATCCATGAACCAGCGCACCGTTTCCGTGTAGCCATCGCGGAACGTGTAAGTGATGAACTGCGCCGCCACCATCAGCCGGCCGATCAACTCACGCGGGAACCACAGTTCCGGGGCGGCTGCCTTGGCCTCCAGCAATTCCTGCCACTGCGGAATCATCTCATGCGTCCACTCGGCGGCGGTCAGCAGTCGATTCTCCACCGCTTCCAACACTGCCACCGGCACGCACTCATCACCCCAAGATGTCGTTGGCCTCGGACCTTCGAGCTTGCCGATGTCTTGCGCCCAGGTCTTGAACCGGCACACCGCCCCGCTCATCACCGCCACTTCGTTGTTGGTGAATCCACCGGCCCGATCATAGCCCATCTTCTGGTTCGCCATCTTCTTGAGGCGTCCCGTTTCGGTCTTGTAATCGTTCGGCTGCCAGAATCGAATCGTGGCCTCGATCACTTCGGCGGATTTGTCGTCATCGAAACTGAACGTCCAGAACGTGCGCTGGTGCTCCGGCATGTAAGGCGTCACCTGCTCCATCGCCAGCGAGTAGAACCGCCCCAGCGCAAACGTCTTGGCCGAGCCATTCGAGCCACCGATGCCCATCGTCACCGGCACGCCCGGATTGGCTACCCGCAGCCGCACTGTTTCCCACAAAATATCATCCCACGAACGGAAGAACCACCCGTGATGATACGGGTCATTGATCGCCTCTTGGATGCGCTCCTCCCGCGCCGCAATCGCCGCCAGCGCCTCTTCCGGCCCCAGCGCCTGCAACTCCGCCGCCGTCAACGCAGGCAGCATTCCATGCGGCCGCTGCTCCGCCGCCATGAGTTCATAGGCCAGCGTTTCTTCGGGAGATTGTTCCGGTTTTGTCATGGCTATCTGGAAAGTTGTTCTGGTTAGGCTTGATCCATTCAGGCGTGTGCAGATGGCACAGTTCTGATTCAGACCATGTTCCTGCTATGATTCGATCAGCGCTCAGGCTGTATGCAGCAGTGGCTTTTTGTAGAGCGGCAGCCATGGCACGCTCGAAGCCTAACCCGGCATCACTGTCAACCGCTCGAAGCGGATCTGTTGTGGATTTAATGCTCATTGTTCGCGGTCGGCAGGATTTTGTCGTTTATTTCCGGTTCCAAAACCCGCACGGCTTCCACCTCCACGGCGAGCGGTGCTTCCGTCAGTTTCATTTTCTCGCGGGCCTTCTTCAGATACTCGTCAAACACCTTGGCCTTAGTGCCATCCGTGGTGTTGCCACTGATCCGGGTGGCCGCGCCCGTGCTGAGTTGCTTCACATTATAAACCGCCGTTAGCGCCATGCTTGCCGCGCCCAGATCCTTGGCCGCTTTGGCGGTGTAAAGCAGCTCCTCGATTTTGTCCAAGGCGTCGGCCGACAGCAGCGCGGAGCGCCGCCGGATGATTTCGTCAATCTCCCCCGGCTGAAATTCCTCGCGACTGTTGAACAGGGCAATGATGGAATTGCGCGACACGCCCGACAATCCACGCGAGGCCCTGTGCTCATCCACCATTTCCCTAATTTTGCTCTTATTGGTCACGCCCAGCTCGCGCACCAGATACAGCGCGAAGCCATAGCTCTCCGGGTCCGTGCCCTTCCAGTTGCCTGCTGTGTGGACGCGATACTCCGCGCCCTCCTTGACGGGCACCTGCAAACCCAGTTCCGTGGTGGTGATGGCTTCGCTCATAAAAATCAGGGTTGAATCGGTAAATTCGGCAGATCAAAACGAGATGTCATCGTCTTCCATCCCCTCGCTCAGCCCGCCCGTGTCCTGTCCGCTGCTCACAGGCGATCCACCCGCAGGCCGGGCCGTGCGCTGACCACCGGCTTCATACTCCTTGGCATTGCCCAGGAACGGCAGATTAGGCGGCTCCGGGCTTTCACGCTCCGCCTTGGTCGTGCTTTCCTTGATCCAGTGCGTGTTGCCAAAATCATCCTTGCCGTCCTTG